TACCGAGTTTGTGTGTGTTAATGAAAAGCTGGGATATGCTGGCCAAGTAGACGGTTTAGCTGTCGTAGACGGTAAACTAACACTACTTGATTATAAGACTCAGGACGTTAAAGAAGACGCTAAAGGAAACCTTAAACCTAATTATTATGATAGTTGGGTTTGGCAATTGGCAGCATATAAAAATGCAGAATGGGAAAACAAGCCGCCTCGTATCCAGCAAGTGATGAGTGTGGTTTTGTGTTCGCAATCTCCGTGTTATCCGATTATGAAGGTTTGGACTTCACAAGAATTATCAAATGCTTGGAAGATATTCAAAGCCAGCTGCGCTATATGGCAGCTTACAAACAAATTCAACCCCGCTGAAAATGCTAAGTTGATAAAAGAAAATGGGGAAGCAACAAAGAGATAAAGGAAAACGTGGGGAAAGAGCTTGGCGGGACGAACTTCGTGCCGCTGGGTTCGATCCCGAAACAACCTATAGAACAAACCAATTTAGTGGGAAGTGTCCTGAAGGATCTCCAGACGTTTATTGTGGCGAGTTACCCGATTTACAGTTTGAAGTTAAAAACGTCGAGAAGCTTAACGTGTGGGCCGCTATGGATAGGGCATTGGAGGATACCCCTTTCGGAAAGCTGGCTATGGTAGCCCATACAAAAAATAACCAAGGATTTTTAGTGACAATGACCGCAGAAGCCTTCTTTGACATAATAAGAGAAAGCTCTTTCGTTAAACCTATGAAAAAAAATAAAGAAAATGACCATTGAAATGCCGGATGAAATATTAAAATCAAAATTATCACTGTCAGCTAAATTGATATGTGCCGTGATTTACAGTTACCCTAGAGCGCAGCAAAAAGAGATCGCAAAGATTCTCGGAGTGACTAGACAAAGCATCTCTTCGGCCACTAGAGATGCCAAAAAACACAACCTCGACAACTTTACCTTATGTAAAGAATCCTTTACCTTATGTAAAGAATCCTTTACCCCAGACCCAGTAGTAAGTAAGTTAGTAGAAGAGGAGAAAGAAACCAAAACCCTAAAAGCAAAAACTCCGACGAAGGAGGAGGTTGAAGAGTATGGGGCCAAGCAGGGCGCGGCGGCAATCGTCGATGATTTTTTCGATACCTACTCAAATAAAGATTGGATGTCCAACGGTGAGCCAATCAAAAACTGGAAGGCAATGTTTCGCTGGTGGAAGAACAACAAACTTAACAATCAACCAGCTGGAAACACCAAACCAAAAAAGAAAATGTCCACCGAGGATGTCTTTTACGAGATGGACGCTGAGATTTACGGATGAAATTAATCCTCACAATTTTAATCATTACTATGAAACCAATACAAAAAATACCAAACGACCGTGATGCCGAGCTGGGCCTAATAGGAGCAGCAATCCAAGGCAAATTTGACGATATTCGCTCCGCTGGGGTGGATGAAACTTTCTTCCACGATCTAAAGTGTCGCGGAATGTGGAAGAGAATAGAGGAACTGGAAAAGAGCGGCGCGGTTATAACACTGGACACGCTGGCTCACCAAGCCAAAGGTGAAGGGTCTTCAATTGCTTTGCCCGATGTACTTGAAGCAGAGTCAGCGTGTCCTTCTCCACTTAACTGGACTTATTGGGCTGAGATATGTGACGAGAAGCGTAAAGCTAGAGTGGTTCAAGAGACAGGATTAAGATTAGCAGAAGAAGCTTCAGCTGTGGACGATGTTGAGCAGTTAGTCAGCACAGCTGAGTCGTTAGTCTTCTCATTGACTGATCAAGTTACAACGAAGACAGACAACAGGAGCGATTCTTTTAAGCGTATTGTTGACACGCTTGAAGAGGCGCACAATGGTGGAAAGGTTGGTATAACCACTGGTTATAATTCCATCGACAAAATCCTCGGCGGGTTGAGGGGCGGTCAGCTGGTTACTATCGCTGCTCGACCCGCTGTAGGTAAATCTGCGCTGGCTGGTAACATCGCTGAAAAGCTGGTTATGAATGGAACCCCAGTTGCTTTCTTTAGTTATGAAATGACTCAGGATGAGTTAAACCTAAGAATGCTTTGCTCTTTGTCGGATACAAACCTAATTGGCGATGTAATTAATGGAGGAGTCGAGGAGTCAGGCAACCGTATGCGAATAATGAAACAAGCCGCAAGCTATGTCCCTCAACTCAACTCTGCTCCGATTCATATTATTGATAACGGAAACCTGACAGTGTCACAAATTAGAAGCAACGCTCGCAGGTTAGTGAAAGATGAAGGGGTAAAGCTGATAATCGTAGATTACATCCAGCTGATTAAACCAGCCGCCGAAGATCGCAGGGCGCAAAGGCACGTTCAAGTTGGCAATATTACAGCTGAACTAAAGCAGATGGCAATGGAGTTAAAAGTTCCTGTCATTGGATTAGCTCAATTAAACAGAGGGGTTGAGGGTGAGAACAGGCGACCCAGATTATCTGACCTCCGTGAATCTGGTTCAATTGAACAGGATTCAGATGTAGTTGCTTTTCTTTATATTGATGACCCAGCTATGAGAGACGGCCCTAATATGTTGCTCAAGTTGGCTATAGGTAAAAACAGAGCAGGAAGGCAAGGGGAGGTTGATCTTGTGTTTGTGAGAAACAAGATCCGATTTGAAGATGCTTACCAAACAAAACACGAAACGTGGCTGAACGCGAAAAAGAAACAACTGGTAGACAGTTAACCGAAGACGAGCTTGTGGATTACGCTTGTAAGCTTTTTGACGGAAAGGTTTTGTCTTATTGGCAAATGAAGTTTCCCCCAAGCACAAAAGAAATAGAGAGAGATTTTGAAAGCATTAAGATCACTCACAACGTCATACGAAAAGAAGACAACAAGAGAAGAGCTTTTTGGAAAGACAGAGCAATAAAACTTTTAAGTGATCCAAGATCAAAAAGAAATGATTTAGAAGCAGCTATGATTGGTACGACGCAAAGCAAAGAATTAAATGCCAAGCTGAAGGATCGAATAAAGCAGACAAAAAAATAATTTACACAGCTGGGCATAGAGTCGGCGGATGTCGCCGGACGGCGGTGGGTTTGTGGTTATTCCCACCACATAGTGAACACCAGCTGCGTTTTTAAGGGGTGTGTGACAAATGATATTACAGCGTTTAGCGAGCTGGTTACTGCGGTCATTGTGCAAGCGTCAATCGACTTCGTGGACGCGCACAAATCTGGACTCATTAGCCAGAAATTATCCGTCAATTCGGAAAGAGTTAATGAGGTACTGCGAGAATCGTATCCGACGAGATGCCCTTTACCGAAATGGATGGAACCATCAGACGTTTACAGCTGTGTCAGTTTCTTGTTTGAGTCAACAGCCCTTGAAGACATCATCCCCACTAGCTGGGAAGTCAAGCCGGATGCGGTCAGGCGTGCCGTTATCGAAGCGGCTTTGGAGGGAAAAGCAATGAACCACTTTTTCAATTTTGAAGGAACCCATAATTCTCAATGAGCGAAAGAAAAGAGAAAGCCAAAGCATACGAGGCTGACGTCGTTCAGCTCGTAAAAAGAAAACACCCTCAATGGGCCGTAGCGGAACCTCCAAGCGATTATGCTACCATTGACGGCATCGCATACCACAATACCAATCAACAGCTTATAGCGATTTACGAAATCAAATGCCGCAATCAATCATTTTCAGATTTAATATCCAAGTACAATTCAGAGATGCTTGTTGACGCTTCCAAGCTGGAATCAATGCAGGTCATTAGTAGGATGTTAAGGATTCCCAGCTACCTTTTCAGCTACCTACTCAAAGATGGGTTTGTTCTCAAAACAAAAATAACGAATGACAACGGGCTGTTTGTTTGTAATAAAATTGACGAACAACAAATTGCTCCAGCTGGTCTGGACAAAGAAAACATCAGTAAGAAAATGTCGAAAGTAAAAATCGATGGAACAGAAATCTTATCGACATCGGAAGCTACGGGAGCAATCTGATTGTGAGGAAAAAATAAGTGCCTCCAATATTGGGTCGGCTGGGGAAATGATGACAGCCCTTGAATTAATAATTCGAGGCTGGGATGTTTACACTCAAACAATTTGCAACACGACAAGTGTGTTTGATTTAATAGCGACCAAAGGGCCGCTCACACGACGCATACAAGTTAAGTCCACAGCTAGGAAATACTTAGGAGGAGAAAAGCGTAGGGATCAAAAACATATCCTTAAAATCAACAAAAGGAAAAACGGTAAAAAAATCCTTTATAATAAATCTGATTGCGATTTTGTTGTTGTC